AGATCGCTCAGTGTCTCGTGGGCTCGGAGATGTGTATAAGAGACAGGAGCTGCTTTAGATGCCACAATGTTAAAAGCAACACTTAGCCAAGGTCTAGCTGCAACGTTTTGAGCTGGACTACCAAACTCTAAATCCCTGCCATATGGGACGTTAGTACCAACCAAAACCAACGTCTCAGAAACTTGCTCTACCTTTATTCCTTGACGCAACACTCCCAAATCAGTGTTTGGTGGGTCTCCAGGTTTTGAAACCGTGACATCCCTTTTAGGACTGTAACGAGTTTCTTTCCTGCCAGGCGAAATGTTTGTTAAAAGTTTAACGGCTTCGTTTCTTACTTCTAAAGCAAGACCCTTAGTTGCTTGCCTGTTGGCCTCGGCATAGATTTTAGTGTAGCTTTGAAACTTCTTCATTTTAAAAGCCGCCTGAAATTTACGTGGAATAAACTTCACGACGCCACTCCTTCTGCACAAGTGAGCTGTATCCAAAACTTGCGCTCGTCAGCGTACTGAATTCCTTTAATGTGAAAATACCTGTCACCAAACTTAATTCGATCCATCGACATTTGAATCTCATGATCTAAGGTGTTTCGGATTGTGATTAAGAAGATTCGGTTTTCTTCGATTTTCTCTCCAAACACTCTTTCTGTGGCCCCTCTGTTTTCAATCTTGGCCCAGCATGATTGCAGCGCGACCCACTGAATTTGAAATCCACCCTGCCCGTCAAAAGCTCGCTCCATGCGCTCGAATGTGACACGATGCCGAAGCTCGCCAATCCTAATATCCATTCCAACCTAGCTCCACAAATCTGTAGTTTGCAATCATGAGTCCAACTTCTCTTGGCATTGAAACTTGAATTTCATCACCTCTGTGTTCGTAAAGATATGCAACCATGGCAAGTACACCTTGCTTAAGTGGTGCTGGGACCTGACTGGGGTCTTGAGCAATACCTGCAGTAAACTTAATTTCGATTCCGTTTAGTTGCCGCAGGATCGTAGTGGGCCAAACTCCTCCAAGTGGCAGGCAAATCCGGCCGTATGGCCCAACTTTATCCACAATGTAGTTTTGTGGGGCAAACAAAATTGGCACGCCGTCGTCAGCGTAGGTATTAAACTCATTTACCGAAATCAAAGGGCCGATTAAAAGTTGGATTTCAGGCGAGCCACCATAAAGTTCTGAAATTGCAAGCTCTCTTGTCCCATCCCACCACATGGGTTTTGCATTCTTGGGCCAACTATCAAGGTACTGAACCCAATCTTGGGCCATAATCTTTTGCCCAATGTAGTTTTCAATCGCTACAGTTGAAGCGTCAATTAAAGAATTTAGTAGATTGTCCTCAGCACTTCCGTCGAGTCTTAGATAATCCTTTACCTCGTCGAGGCTTACTGGCTTTTGCGTTGGTGGGTTCAGAATCTTTAGCTGCGCCATCCTTGAGCTCCACTTCTTGCTGATAAACTCCTATTCCATTGTGAGCAATTTCGTAAGCCAAGTCACGATCAAGCTCATACTCAAGTCCAGGCCACGCCCAAAACTTTCCAAGGTTCTTATCCTCAATCAGGTGAGGTCTGAAAACTAAAACTTTATATTTCATCATTCTATAAAATGAAAAAGGCCCTGATTTTTAGATCAGAGCCTTTCTCAAATAAGGATCGAATCAGAATTAACATTATAGAGGCGGAAGTTTCTCAGGGTCAAGAGAAACTGCAACCACAGCCGCAGGGACTGAAACTGTGCCGCTAACATCAAGAACCAATCTGACATATCTTTTGCCACCTCGGTACTCAACCAGGTGAGTTTTTGATGCGTCAGCCGCGGCTGACAAACTTTTAGCAATTGGTGCGGTGCCAGCGTAAAGGTTTTCCTGACCCACTTGAGTCCAGTTAGAGTTATCGTCAGAATGCTCAAGAACCAAGTCGATTTTATTAGTGTTTGTAAAAGTAAAGGCCCCAACTGAAACGACAAAGCCTAAACTGTTTAGATCCTTAGTGTCTACAGAAGCCGAGTTTACATCTGCGGTCACTGTAGCAGGTGCTAAGACTTGCTGATGGTATGTTTTAAATTTTATATCTTTCCACATGTTACACCTCGTTTAAATTAAGTGTTTGAAACTCTTAAGATCTTAATTGCCTCAAAATTCTTCACCGCTCCACCAGTTCGTTTGGTTGTATAAAACTTGACGAAAGGTTTAGCTGTAAAAGGATCTCGAAGAACTCTAACACCGATGCGGTCAACGATCTGGTAGGCCTGTTGCATATCACCAAAAGCCGCAACCAAGTTTCCAGCCGCAACTACAGGCATATCTTGAAACTCGATGATTTCGTAGCCCAAGATTGATCCGGCAGTTTGACCGTCTAGGCCAGGTGCCCACAAATACCTTTGGTCAGCATCTTTAAGCAAGCGGGCAACTTTAATTGCATCACGAGACATAAAGAATCTAGCATTTGGTTTATATGCGGTTTTGAGTGAGTAGATTAAGTTGATTAACGAATCACCAGTGATAGTTGTCGCGTTTTGAGAAGGAACTTGCTGGATTTGGCCAAAGCCAGTTCCGTCCGCATAGCTCAAAAAACCCTTGGGCTTTTGAACCCCATCGCCTGAAACAAAAGCAGCATTTTCAAGTCTTGCGAATCGGTCTGCAACTTTCTCAGCAAGCCAGGCTTCCATATTTAGGGCCGCATCATCCAAAAGTCTTTGCGTTGCCTTAGGCTCTGCATAGATTTCGTGAACTGGAATTTGAATCTGGTTAAGCTTAGGTGTGTCGGTCTCAGGACGAGATTGCTGCTCACCGACCCAGCCAGCACCTGCCTCATCCAAATCTTGAATGATGTCTAAAGCCGCAGTTGAAATTGTTTGAACCGATGCGTATTGGCGCATGGGAGAAGTTTCAAAAACTTTTGTTACGATCTCAGAAGAAAGCTCAGGAGTTACGAGTAACCCACCATCTTCTTGAGAGTCGCTTGATAGAGCTTTTAGCTCCATTTCAAAGTGACCTTTTTTAAGGTACGCGTTCATCATCTGCGCAGCCTTCTCTTGAGCTTCAGAGCGACCCTCCTTGGTCTGAGGTTGCGCAGTCCTTGCCATAGCAGTTTTTAGCTGAGCAATCTCATCACTCTTCTTCTGCACTTCTTCATTTAGCTTTGAAACTTTCTCAATCAAGTCTGCAGGTGCATATCCTTTTGATTCAATAGCTTTCAAGCGTGCATCGTTAGCTTTTTTGAACTCCTCAAAAGCTTGATGCAAGCTTTCAATTACTTGCTTTGTTTCCATGTTAATTCCCTTTCTATGTTTTGTTTTAAACTACGCTTTCATTAGCTGAATGAGTTTCTGAAGTGATTGCAATTCCTGCGGATCACTTTCATTTGTGGCGGCTTCTCCATGAAGTGCCAGCTCAATGTCAGCATCACAAAAGCCTTGCTCTTTTAATTTTAAAATATGCTCTTTTAGCCAAGCAATACGACCAAAGTCGGTCTGACCTTTTACACTTGTAATCATTGCTTCCGTATTCATTGGAAATGTTACAAGGCTGTATTCAAAGAGTTTTACCTCCTTAATTCTTCTAATCATTGGCTTGTCTCGATCTGGTTCTGCTTTCACAACCATATATCCAATTGAAAGCCCCATCTTTGCGCCAAGCTCAGAAGCTTGCTTTGCAAGTGAGTATTTCTCTCTTGCTGCTTGAACATTCATGTCTAGCTTGCCTTCTACATAAAGGCCCTTATCGTCTTCTTCGGCTCGAAGATTCCATCCGATTTGCTTTGCAGGATCATGGTCTGCTAAAATCGGCCACAGACCTTTTGATTCACGAATTGATTTTTTAAAAGCACCCCTGTCTACAATGTCATTGGCTAGATCAACATTGCCGAAGGTTGAGGCAAACCCTCTAATCATCCCATGGGAGTCAGCGTCTTTAATTTCAAGCGAGAAGCTTTTGATTTCAATTTGAGGCTTCATAGTACAATAGCCTTTCTGCCGTCCTTTATTCTAACATTCAAAGACTTTGCAAAAAGCACATGATAGATGTCGTCATCGATCTGCACTTCTGCCAAGAAGTTTTGAGCATCCCCCACCTTTAAACCTTGAATTTCAAACTCATCGAGGTCAACTTGAATTTTGCCCTCTGCGGCATCAAGGATTTTTGGGTTAGTTTTTTCTAAGGTGTGTCCGTTTTCGTACTCGAATTGAACCTTAATTAAGGTTGCGCCTTTAAGACTCAGTGGAGTTCCAAATTCGTTCACAATGCGTAACTTCATAAACCACACCCTTTAGAAACTCTTTTGAAATGCTAACTTTTTTAACTATACCTGTCACAAAGACTTCAGGCTCCTGGGCTTTTGGCGAGGGCTCAATCATCTCTGCTGAGTCAGCATAGTCTTCAGGATCTAAGACATCATAAACGACTACGATCTTCTCGTCCGGCATTGGACCCCACTGGGCTAAGTAAAGACCATCGCCAGCGTGAAACATTTTGACTTGACCCAATTCCTTACCAGTCGTGGAGTAGATTTTAGCTACTACCTTCGCCAATGGGTTTTTGTCATAGAGCTTCAAAGCTAAATGGCAAGACTCTCCAACTGTAACGGTCACGATCTTCCCCACCTACTGGTGAAAGTGTCGTCTTTAACACGCCAAAAAAGATGCCCTATAATCACACCGACAGTAAAAGGAAAGATCGGAAGTTGATAGGACCAATCAATCAGCACTCTGCTTATGGTCCCCTCTGTGCCTGCTTGAACAAAAACAAAGACATCGTAAACTACGATGATTGCAACTATAATTCCTACAAAAAAAGCGGTCACTCTTCTCCAATCTATTCCCATCCTAGATGCTCCTTTAATTGTTTTACCAACCAATCCCTTCGTTCTTCATTTAGCCAGTGATGGGGAGAAGTCATGTCATCTAATTCGCACCACATGAGGGCCAAGCAGCCGGCTTCAAGATCTCCTGTTAAAGCCATGTTTAAAAGATCAACTTGCAATATTGGCCCGTCTGGAATTTTCACTACTAAAGCTCTGGC